AAGATGATGGCCGAAAGAACGCCAAGGACGATGCGGCAGAGGCTGACGCGGAAACGCAAGCCGACGATGCTGCACCTGAAGATGACGCTTCTGATGGTGACGACAGCGGTGAAGAAGCCGCTGATACGGATGAAACTAATGGCGACGAGACTGACGGCGAAGAGGCACCACAAACCAAGCACCGCGTCAAAGTAGACGGTCAGGAGCAGGAGGTTACCCTCGACGACCTTAAGCGGTCATTCGCAGGCCAAGGCTACATCCAAAAGCGCATGCAAGAGACGGCTGAGATCCGCAAGGAAAATGAAGCCACTTACCATGCACTAACACAAGAGCGCGCCCAATTGGCTCAGTCTCTTGCTGTCGTTCAGCAGCAATTTGCTGCGAATGTTTCCGCAAAACCCCCGTCGCGAGAGCTCCTCAAGACGGACCCCATCCGATACCTCGAAGAAGATGCCGCTTACCGGGACAACATGGAGCAGAGCCAAGCCTTGGCCCAGCACCAAGCCTATTTGCAGTATCATCAGTCAGAGCAGCAAGCGCAAGCGCACGGCATTTACTTGTCCGAGCAGGCGCAGCTGCTGACGCAGCGCATTCCTGACTTCGCCGACGCCAAGAAGGCAGGCGATCTCAAGGCAAAGCTGATCGAGACAGGCAATCAGGTCTACGGCTTTTCAGCCGACGAGCTGAACCAGGTATCGGACGCCAGGCATGTCCAGGTGCTGCATGACGCGATGCGCTACCGCCAGCTTATGGCTGGCAAGGCATCCATGCAGGAGAAGGTGGCACAGGTAAACCGCCCGATGGTGCGGCCCGGTGCAAAGCGGACTGAAACTGACAGCAGCAGGACTTCTGACCAAAAGAACCGCGCGCGGATGAAGTCAACCGGCAGCGTCGATGACGTTGCGAAATTCCTGTTAGGATAGACCATGGCCGTAAACGCCAATACGAACAAAACCTACGACGTCAAGACGATCCGCGAGGATCTTCAGGACGCGCTGATCTCGATCTCGCCCACCGACAGCCCCTTCCTTTCGGCTGTTGGCTCCAAGACGGCGGTCAACACCTACTTTGAGTGGGCCACCGTTGATCTGGCAAGCCCGGACAGCTCCAACCGCGTTCTGGAAGGCGAAGCAGCCCCCGGCAACGATGCAGCCACCAACACGAACCGCATGGGCAACTACACGCAGTTGTCTGACAAGGTGGTCGAAGTGTCCTCGACAGCTGACGCCGTCAATGGCGCAGGCGATGCTCAAACCTTGGCAAAGCAGATTGCGTATAAGCTCAAAGAGCTGAAGCGCGACATGGAAACCATGTTGCTCGACAACGTGGCCGCCAATGCTGGCGCTGCAGGCACTGCCCGCGCGACTGCCGGTTTGCCTGCCTTCTTGAAGGACAACGTGTCTCGAGGCGTTTCTGGCACTAACCCGACGCTATCTGGCACAACCACTGGCTACGTCAATGCGATCGGCACTGATGGCACTCTTCGTGCCCTCACCGAGGACATGTTGAAGACGGTGATCGCATCATGCTGGAATAACGGCGCTGAGCCTTCGCTGGTTCTGTGTGGTTCCTTGGTCAAGCAGAAGATCAGCTCAGCCTTCACCGGCTCGGCCACCAAATATCAAGACATGACTGCGACAAAGACCTTGTCGGCGGCGATTGATATTTATGTCAGCGATTTTGGGCAGTTGACGATTGTACCGAGCCGCTGGAGCCGCGCACGCGACGTTCTGGTAATCGATCCGGCTTACGCCAAGGTCGCTTACCTCTCGCGCACCACGCAGACCCCGCTGGCTAAAACCGGCCACGCCGAGCGCCGCCTGATTGCCGTGGAATACGGCCTGCAGGTCGATAGCTCCAAGGCTCACGGCGTCGTCGCCGACATCAACGGCGCGCTCTGATCCTAGCGATCTAATAACGGGCCATCCCTTCTGGGGTGGCCTCTCCACAGGAGACCTAGAATGAAAATCAAGATCACAAGTGATCGCGAGCCGTGGGTCAACAATGCCCCGCAGGCCCTTGGGGCCGTAGTTGAGTGCTCTGATGCTGATGGCCAGATTATGATTGATGCAGGCTTGGCTGACCCAGTTGTAGCTTTCATCAGTGCCCGCGTGGCTAAGTAAATGAAGACCTTCGATCAGTTCAGCGGCATCCATGAGCGGATGATCGAGGATGATGGCAAGCTGCGCATCGTGCGCTCGCAGAATGTCAAATCTCTGATTGAGCAGAATAGGGTCGAGGCAGAGCTTATGCCCCGGATGTTCGGCGATGCGGCGTGGCGCAAGGTCGGTTCGATCCCGTTCACCCTGGCCGAGGAATGGTCGAAGGAATGTGGCGCTGGGATCGGAACACACGAATTTGCGCTATACTGCAACCGCAAGTTGTTAGACGGCGACTTCGCCGCATTCAGGATCAAAGGGGTCTGATATGTCCACCACTCGAGTTGCCCAGAACAATGTCTTCTGGAATGATACTGTCACACCCCTAGCTGGCGCTGCGGTGCTTACTGGCACCATGCGCGATATCGGCTGCGATGTCGGCATTAAACAGACAAGCTACAGCGCATTTAACGTGATGGCATTCGCCGACCAGGCTGGAACCTTGAGGATCGAATGCTCCAATGATGCCACGACCTGGCGGCGATCGAGCGCAGACCAGGCAGTTGCGGCCAATGCTGCAGTGATCCTCTCTGTGCCGATCACGACCCGTTATTACCGCGCCGTCTATACCAATGGCGCGACGATCCAGACCGCATTCATGCTGAATACCAGCTTCACTCACGCTTGAGGCCCATGATGCTTAGAAATGCACTCCGCACGATCGTCATTATAGCAGTGGTGGCACCAGCTTCCATGAAGAGGGGCAAGCGGTGAGCATCTCCACCTATTCAGATCTGAAGACGGCTGTCTCTGATTGGCTGAACCGTGATGATCTCGCGGCAGTGGTTCCAACCTTCATCTCGCTGGCAGAGGCTGACATCAGCCGCCGTTTAAAGCACTGGCGGATGGAGATGCGCAGCACTGCGCCCTTTGCCAGCCGCTTCACAGCGCTGCCAGTCGATTGGAACAGCACCGTCAGCCTCTCGCTAAACATCGACGGCAGGGATCAGCCGATCCGCTTGGCATCAGTGGCAGACATTGCCGATCAACGCAGCACTTCGTCTGTCGGATCTGGTCGCCCGGAGCTCTATGCAATCACCGGCGGTCAGATCGAACTATTCCCCGCGCCCGCGATCTCCTATTCGGCAGAACTCGTTTATCTGGCCAGCGTTCCGGCGCTTACCACGGCGGCGCCGACAAACTGGCTCCTGACCTTGAGCCCTGATCTCTATCTCTATGGCGCACTGGTTCAGTCTGCGCCTTACCTCAAAGATGACCAGCGTGCGCCAATCTGGGCAGGGCTTTATCAGTCTGCGCTCGATGGCCTCAACGCCTCGTCCGACGAGCAGCGCTATAGCGGCACGGGCCTTCGGCTGAAGAACCGGGGGCCACAGTGATGCGCCAGGGCCGTCAGGTATCAGTGGGGCGTGCAAAGGTTTATACTGCCATCAATTCTCATGGGGTGAAGCATGGCTGACACAACCACAACGTCCTTTGGTCTTACGAAGATCGAGGTCGGCGCATCGCAGGACACTTGGGGCGGCAAGTACAACGCAACATTGGATTTGGTCGATGACCTCCTCGATGGCACGACTGCAATCAAGCCAAATCTGACCGCGAGCCTTTGGCAAGTTGGCGGAACGGTCGTCACGGTGACAGGGGCAGAGCTGAACAAGCTCGCTGGGGTCACGGCGACTACGGCAGAGATCAACAAGCTGGCTGGTGTCGCCACGACAGCCGTTGAGCTTGGCTATGTTTCGGGCGTCACCTCTGCCATCCAGACGCAGCTTGGCGCAAAGGCCGCATTGGCTGGCCCCGCGCTGACAGGTGTGCCTACTGCGCCGACCGCTGCGGTTGCTACGAACACCACGCAGATTGCTACGACTGCCTTTGTGCTGGCTAATGCCCCAGCAGCTAATACACAGACCTTCTCGGCCTCTGGTACATGGACCAAGCCCGCTGGTGCAAAACTCGTGCTTGTCCGTGTCTGGGGAGCGGGTGGCGGTGGAGCGGGTGGCCAATTCGGGGCAGTTTCAACTGCAAAATATGGTGGCGGTGGTGGCGGTGCAGGTGGCTGCTATGAATTATTTTTAGCTGCCAGCGCCCTCCCAGCAACCCTTTCCGTAACGGTCGGGGCGGCGGGTACAGGCGGGTCTTCCGCAACCTCTGGCGTTAGTGGGGGTGATAGTTCCTTCGGAACACTGCTGGTTGCGGGGGGTGGGTCACTAGGCACATCTGCGAGTGCGGGTGGCGGTAATGGTGGAGACGTAGATGGTGCGGGGAGCGGGGGGTCTAATGCCAGTACGGCAGACGTAAATCTTTACGCAGGCTCTGGTGGCAGCAGCGGTGCGGGCGGTGGCGCATTTTATGGTGGCGCCGGTGGTGGTAGTGGCAGTTTATCCACTCAAATTGGAGGCCGTGGTGGCCATAGCGCCAAAGGTAGCGGCGGCGGTGCGGGCGGTGGCGGTGAAACCAGTGCAAACGTATTAACTACTGGCGGCACAGGGGGAGTATCTGCCTATCCATATACTGTGGGTGGTGGAACAGCGGGGACAAGTAGCGCAAGCGCACCGACAGCGGGCGGCGCTGGAACTGCCGCTGGATGCGGAGGTGGTGGCGGTGGTTCTGCCACAGGTATTAAAGGTGGAAATGGCGGCGCTGGTGCATTCCCCGGTGGCGGCGGAGGCGGCGGCGGTTCAGCACGCACTAGTTTTCAAGGTGGCACTGGCGGCGCTGGCGCAGCAGGATATGCGGAGGTTTACACATGGTAAATTCATATGGCGTAATCTCTGATGGCATTGTTATTAACGCTGTCCTTGCAGAAGAAGGTTTTGCCGAAGAGCAAGGCTGGGTTTTACTGCCTGAAGGCGTAGGCCCGAAGTGGCTTTATGACGGCTCTACCTTTACAGAGCTGCATCCCTATGTGCCATCGCAAGAGGTGCAAGCAGCCGCACGGGCAGAAGCCTACCGTGCAGAAGCCGACCCGTTGTTCTTCAAGGCACAGCGCGGGGAAGCGACTGAGGCTGAATGGCTTGCCAAAGTCGAAGAGATCAAAGCCCGCTTCCCCTATCCGGCGGCCTAGTACATGCCCCTAGTCCCCCTGCGTCTTCCGCCAGGCATCTATCGCAATGGCACTGAGTACCAGGCCCAGGGCCGCTGGTACGATGCCAGCCTGGTGCGCTGGACCGATGGCACCATGCGCCCGATCGGCGGATGGGAAGCGCGGGTCACTATGGGCACGCAGACCCCTCGCGCTGCGCTCACCTGGCGCGCGCTGAATGGCGATCGGTGGCTTGGCGCAGGGTCTTATGGCAAGCTGACTGTGGCGTCTTCGACCGGCACCGTCACTGATATTACGCCGGTTAGCCTGACGGTTGGCCTTGATACCGCAGCTGCGAACACCGGCTTCGGCGGCGGGCTTTTTGGCGTTGGTGCTTTTGGCACAAGCCGCCCAGATAATGGCAACTATACAGAGGCAACGACTTGGTCGCTGGACAACTGGGGTGAGAAGCTCGTTGCGTGCTCTAATGCCGACGGCAAGATTTATGAATGGACGCTAAACGTCGCCAACAAGGCCACGGCAGTCGCTAATGCTCCGACAGGTAACCGCGCCCTGATGGTCACCGAGGAGCGCTTTCTGGTAGCCCTTGGGGCAGGTGGCAACCCCCGGCTTGTCCAGTGGTCTGGCCGCGAGAATAACACCGTCTGGACTGCCGCCTCAACAAACGAGGCTGGCGATCTTGAGCTGCAGACCTCTGGCCAGATCATGCAGGCTATACGCGCACGCGGCCAGACCCTGATCCTAACTGACCTTGACGCTCATACGATGACTTATGAAGGCCCGCCCTACGTCTACGGGTTTGAGCGTGTCGGCCAGAGCTGCGGCGCAGTCTCCCGCAAAACAGCCGTCTCGGTCGATGCCGGGGTCTTCTGGATGGGAGGCAATGGCTTTTATCGATACGCCGGTGGAGCCGTGCAGGAAGTGCCAAGCGATATTGCCGACTACGTCTTCAACAACATGAACTCGGCGCAGGCAAGCAAAGCCTGGGGTGTCTCAAATTTGAAATATGGTGAGATTTGGTGGTTCTACCCAAGCGGTGGCAGCACTGAGGTCGATCGCTATGTGATCTATAATTACCAAGAAAACCACTGGTCAATCGGCTCAATGGTCCGCACGGCTGGCGTAGACGCTGGCGTGCTCTCGACCCCGATCTGGTGGACCACCGGCGGCGGGGCCTACAATCACGAAAAGGGCCTGTCTTACGGCGGGGCATCAGTCTACGCCCAAAGCGGTCCGATCGAGATCGGATCTGGCGATGCAGTTATGAGCGCCGTGCAGCTTATCCCAGACGAGATGACGCAAGGCGATGTGACCCTGACTTTTGGCACCCGCTTCCACCCGAACGATGTGGTCAGATCCTACGGCCCCTACAGCCTCGCTAATCCCACATCTGTCCGCTTCACTGGGCGGCAGACAACAATGCGCGTGACCGGCGCACGCCTCGCCGATTGGCGCTTTGGCATCCCGCGCCTTGATGTGCGGCAAGGATCAGGCCGATGAAGTTAAAGCATGCCGCCGATCGTTACTCGGCCAGCGAACAGCAGGAAGTGCTCAGTCAGATTGAAAAGGCAGATCAGCTTAACCATAAGCGCAACCGCGATGTGGAGATTGGCAAGGCTCGCCTCATCGTGACCTCGCCAAACGGCACGCGCTACGCGCTGGCCGTCAGCAATGCCGGTGTCCTGACGGCGGTGACAGCATGACCTTGGCAGAAGAGCTCTATCGCTGCCGCCCATGGGTCGAGGATGCTCTGGCATATGCCGGTGGCACGCATGTCTTCGAGGATGTGGCCGAGAGCATCGTCGCTGGGCGGATGCAGCTCTGGCCTGCCCCGCGAGGATGCGCGGTCACTGAGGTTGTGCTATACCCTAAGAAGAACGTCCTGCATGTTTTTCTCGCTGGAGGCGATATGGACCAGATCATAGACATGATCGACAGCGCTGTCGCGTGGGGCAAGACACAAGGATGCGTGAGCATGACGATCGCAGGTCGAGACGGCTGGCGGCGAGTGCTCGCTAAATACGGATACAAGCCGGTCATGACCGTGCTCGAAAAGGAGATATAAGCATGGGCGGTGGAGGCGGTAAGGGCGGAAGCACAACTTCCAAAGTGACGATCCCGCAATGGCTGCAGGATGCAGCGCAGGCGAACATCGCCAAGGCTAACAAGGTCTCTGAGATTGGCTATACGCCATATTACGGCCCTGACGTTGCGGCCTTTAACGGCACGCAGCAGGCTGCCTTCGCGAACACAGCCCACGGGGCCAATGCCTTCGGCATGGCGAGCCCAGCAGACCCGATGGCGGGAATGCCGCAAGCCCAGACCTTTGCAGATGGAACCCAGGGCTATAGCTCGCACCCTATGTATCAACAGGCCCTCGATGCCTTTAAGGCAGCCAACCCTGGCCAATTTGCTGCGATCAGCTCGCTCTTTGTGAACCCACAATCTGGGGCCGCTTCGGGTGGTGGCAGCGGGCACAGCGGTGGGATGGGAGGGAAGGGCGGAAGCAGCAGAAGCGGCGGAGGCGGCGGCACTACTCATTTGACCGGGGCCGAAGCGCTGAATGCCATGATGGCACGCATTGACGGTGGTGATGGTGGCCAAGGCATGAGCGGCGCTTCAGGTAGTGGCGGCAGCGGGAACTTTGCAAACACCGTTGGCTCATATCTGCCTGGCGGTGTGAATACCAATGACCCCGGCAGTTGGAAGAATACCATCGCTGCAGATGTTCGAAATGCGGTGAGCTCTCAGGGATCGCCTACAGCTGCCAACACGCCCCAGGCTCGTCCGAAATGACACCGAACAAGGAAAGCAAATAATGGCTGGTTCAGCAAGCGGATCGCCCGCCATGGGCGGCAAGGGCGGCGGCCAAGTCGCAAACATCGGCCAGCATAATGGCGGCAATCCCGGCACAACTACCCCAGCCGCGAGCCCCGCGGCGCCGACTTATGGGACTGCGCCCGCGCCAACCTACGCGCCGACAACTGCGCCCAATGTCTATGACCAAGCCGCCGGGGCCTATGGCCAAGCCTTGGCAGGCCCCAACATCGGGGCATTCATGAACCCTTACCAGCAGCAAGTGCTGGGCAACACGATGAATGATATTGGCACAGCCCAGCAGACGGCCATGGGCCAGCTTGGCGCACAGGCCACCGCAGCGCATGCCTTCGGCGGGTCTCGCCATGGCGTGGCCGAAGGAGCCACCAATGCGGCCTTCGCAAAGCAGCTTGCAGACACCTCGGCCAATATGAATATGCAGGGTTGGAATAGCGCCCTGGGGGCCGCACAGGGCCAACAGAGCATGCAGTCGCAGTTGGCAGGGCAGGGCTTCGGCTTTGGCCAGCAGCTTGGGAATAATCAGTTGGCTCAGGGCAACCAGCAGCAGGCAGCGATGCAGCAGCTCATCGATGCCGCCAAGGCCCAGTGGCAGGGCTATACAGGCGCTCCTGCGGCGGCATCTGCCATAAGCAACGCTGGCCTAAGCGGTGCGAATATGGGCCAGAGCACAACGACAAGCAGCCAGAACCCTGGCTTGATGCAATACCTCACCCTGGCCGCTGGCCTGCTCTGATGGATCTGCGCGAATACGCCATTGCCGAAGCGCAACGGAAGGGTATCCCGCCCGATATCTTCCTGCGCATGATCGGCCAAGAGAGCGGCTTTGACCAAAGCGCCGTGTCGCCCAAGGGTGCCAGCGGTGTCGGTCAGCTCATGCCTGGCACGGCTAGGGAGCTTGGCGTCGATCCATCAGACCCCTATCAGAACGTCGAAGGGTCAGCGCGTTACCTAGCGCAGCAATACGCCAAGTTTGGCTCCTGGCCATTGGCTTTGGCGGCCTATAATGCAGGACCCGGAGCTGTCTCAAAGTATGGTGGCATTCCGCCCTACGCTGAAACGCAGCACTATGTGGCGAAGATCTTGGGCGCAAATGGTGGGCCTACGGGCGACCGCCCGTCTACTTATGCGCCTGACATGCCGATGAATGCGCCGACACTGCAGCCACCGGCGAACCCTTACAAGGGCATGTCGCCGTTTGAAAAGATGATGACTAACCGTGGCTACACTGACCCGGCGTCGAACTCCGGCCTCGATAACATCGTCGGCCTGTTCAAGGGCTTCGACAAGCAGACGCCGCAGCAAGTGGCATCGATCGAAGATTGGAAGAAGCAGCAGAGCCCGTTCAAGCGTGGCCTGCTTGCATTGTTTGGGGGCTGAAGATGTTGCCATTGGTTAACCCACCCGCACAGGCTGCGCCGCAGCGCCAGGGCCTCCTCGGCGGCCTGTTCAGCCCTGACAACCGGGACCGCTTCAAGCGCTTGGCCATCGGCCTCGAGGGCATGACGATGAACCCGAACCGTGGCCTGATGAGCATGCTCCAGGGTGATCTGGACAAGCGGCAAGCCGATCAGGACACCAATAAGACCGTGGCATGGCTGAAGTCTCTGGGCACCGCCCAGGGCAACAAAGCCGCAGCCGCGCTTGAAAGCGGCAGCATCGATGCGGCAACTGCGGTGCAGATGGGCATGGCGGTAGATCCGAATGCTGCTGATCTGAAGACAGAAGGCATCGCCAACCGCACCGTTGCCACTCTCAGGGCAATGGGCACACCGCAGGCAATGCAGGCCGCAGATGCGCTTGCAGCGGGCACCATCGATCCCGCGACGGCATGGAAGTTTGCAACGGATAAAGATCCGGCGGCAAAGCCGACGGACGACATAGCCGAGTTCAACTTAGCAAAGCAGCAAGGCTTCCCGGGCAATTTCATGGAGTACCAGGCAACCAAAACCCCGCCGCCTGATAACCGCACGGAGCTGCAGAAGCGCGTTGAATACTTCATGGGCCCCGCCTTCAAAATGACCCCAGAAGATGCCCTGAAGCAAGCCCAGGCTGGCAGTGGCGGCACGACCGTTAATGTCGGGCCTACCGGCACAGATTATGGTGCTGCACCTACGAACATGGCTTGGATGCGCAATCCTGATGGATCTGTCAAGACTGACAAAGACGGAATGCCAATGGCCGGAATAATCGGTGGCACCCCTGCGGCAATCGACGCCGCGAATGCCTCCGCAGCAGCTTCATCAAAAACAAAGATCGCTGGTGTTTACAGCGATGCGGCCATCGGCGCGATCGACAGCTTGATCGGGGCGGACGGCAAGCCTGGCATGCTAGGCGACCAAGGCCTGTTTTCGCTGCCGCAGTCTGGCATCATCGGCTCTAAGCTCGCAGATTGGGGCCTTAATCAAGAGGCCGTGGATGTTAAAAATACCCTCGACACGATCACCTCAAACATCGCATTCGGTCGCCTGCAGGCAATGCGGGATGCCTCTAAGACTGGTGGCGCGCTTGGCGGCGTCTCTGAGCGCGAGCTCGATCTACTTGCAAACAGCCTTTCGGCAGTGAAGCAGAACACCAGCCCCGAACGGCTTATTGCGAACCTGAAGATCATCAAAGAGATATGGCAGAAGATCGGCAATGACCCAATTGCAAGCGCCGCTTACGCCGCAGCCGGGGGCGCGGGCGGCGCGGGCGGCGCGGGCGCTTCCGCAGCTCCGGCCCCTGCCGGTGATGGCTTTGCAGTGACGGGGTCAAACTGATGGCAGATAAGACATTCACGATATCGACCCCCGGCGGGTTTGAGGTCGAGGTCCGCGCAGCTAATCAGGACGAGGCTCTGGCCCTGGTGCGGAAGAACTGGGAGACCATGCCGCAGATCATCAAGAAGGGCCTGCCAGACAATGGTCGCGTCCTTCAGCGGTCCAATGGCCAGCAATACTTCGTATCTAACGGCATGAGCACGACCGATCCCGCGAGGATCGCAGCCATCTTGGCTGGGGCAGAGCCTGGTCAGCAGTCGCGCGACAGCTTTGACCAGGGCGTCCTCAATCAGACTGGCAATGCCGCAGGCTTCGCCTCGCAATACATCAAGGGTGTTCCATTTGCCGGCCAATATGCCGATGAGATGATGGGCTCGAAGCAGGGCGACCTGCGGGCCGTGCAGGGCGCTTATGAGCGCCAGCACCCGAACATGTCGATGGCCGCGAACATCGGCAGCGGTGTGGTCAATTCGGCGGCTGCCTTGGCGGCCCTACCGGCTGCAGTCACAACGGCCATCGCTGGCCCCGCAGGTATGCGCATGATCCCAGCGATGCTGCGTGGCGGGGCAGTGGCTGCCCCTATGGCCGCGACGGAAGGCTTCGTGTCTGGCTATGGGTCTGGCACAGATCCGCAGAGCCGCGCGGACAATGCGATAAGTGGCGCAAAGTTTGGTGCGATCGGTGGGGGTCTTCTTGGTACCGCCGCTGTGCCGGTCACACGGGGCATAACAAACCTAATCGGCTATGTAGCGCGCAGCGACATTGCGAAGATTGCCGCAGGCCTTGGGATCTCGTCCAATGCGGCAAAGGTGATCAAGCAGACATTCGAGATGGGCGGGGACTTCAGAGTAGCCATCCAAAACCTCCAGGCCGCAGGCGATCGCGGAATGCTGGCAGACGCTGGCCCAGCGGCTCAGACCCTGCTAGATGCTGCCGCGCAATCTGGCGGCCATGCTGGAACCCAGGCGCGCACCGCCATCGAGAACCGCGCCTCGCAGTCTTTCGACGACATGGAAACCCAGCTCAACTCTACGTTTGGGGATATCCCCGAAGGCCCGAAGACCAAGATCGCCGAGATGGCAGCGCGCGACGCGGTGCCCCGCAAAGCGGCCTATGACGCAGCCCATGCGTCGCCAATCCCCTACGGGACGCCCGAAGGGGCGGCAGTCCAGGATGTGCTCGACCGCGTCCCGCCATCGGATATGATGGATGCCATCAACCGGGCCAACAAAGACATGATCGCCGAGGGCATCAAGGACAGCCCTCAGATCCTCGCCAAGATTGTGGATGTCCGCGATGCCCAGGGCAGGGTGATCGGCCAAAAGGTCCAGTTCTTCCAGCAGCCCACTGTGCGGCAGCTCGACTATCTAAAGCGTGGCCTTCAGGGTCAGGTTGAGGCAGGCACTGATGCCATAACGGGCCGCTTGAATAGCGATGCGCGCCGCAGCGCCATGCTCTCCGGGCAACTGCGCGGAACCCTTGGCGATGCTGTGCCAGCCTATGACAAGGCTGTCCTCATGGGGGGCGATGCCATCGGCGAGCAACAGGCCTTCAAGCTCGGCCAGGGGCTCCTGAGCCCCAGCACGAATGCTGAGGATGTGATGCTGACCCTGGGCGCGAAGCCCACAGGCGCGGCGCTCGAGGCCGCGCGGTCGGGGGTGCGCCTCTACCTTGGGAAGCTTGTGGCCACCGTGCGGCGCTTGCCGTCAGATCCGAACCTGGATGCCCGCCAGCTCTTGTCCGAGCTTGGTGCCGTGTCGTCGGATGATGCCAAGCGGAAGATCGTCAAGCTTCTCGGCGAGGACGAAGCGCAGAAGCTCTATGGCGTGATCGAAGAGGCTTATCAGACGGTCAAGGTGCGATCGGCGATGGCCGCCAATTCTGGCACCTTCCGCCGCGCCGCCCAGGATGCCAATGTGCAGGAAACCATCGCGCCTGGCATTGTTGGCAATGCGATGGCCGGTGAGCCAATCAATACAACTAAAGCGCTGGTCCAAGCGGTCACAGGCCAGACGGCAGAATTCACTGCGGCGCAGCTGCGAGCGGTCTACGCCGACATCGCGCGAGCCCTGACCCAGAAGCAGGGGCCAGAGGCCATGGCTGCGCTGAAGATGATTGAAGGCGCTATGAACGGCCAGCCACTTACGGCTGAACAGAACCGCTTTATCGCATCCATGGTCGGCACCAGCCTTGCCACGGGGGGCACGACGGCGATGACGCAGCGGGGCCTCTTGGATAGTGTCCCACGCTAACGGCGGGGGCTGCGTAGCCTTTAGCTAAAACATTGAAAAGATGATACCTTTTAACCTTTTGTGGATCTAGAGGTCTCCCGTTCAAGCCGGGAAAGCGGTACCAATCTTCACAATGACTTAGGTGGTAAAAAAGGCGAAAAGGTAGCACAGCGAAAAAACGT